CAAGACGTGAGGAAAAAGATGGCCTAATGGCTGCTGTAGAAGTTGCAAGAACTGGTACGCTTGATTTTTTTGATTTGCCTGATTGGGCTGTATCAGACCCGTTATTTAAGTGGGCGCAACAAGATGGAGACATCGAAGTTATTTTTAACAAAGCTGATGAAAAGGAAGCTGAATTGAATGCAACTATTCAGCCGGCGCAAGCTGTTAATACTGCAAATGCAACACAGCAAAATAAGAACAATAATGGCGCTAATTATAATAAAAACACAAGTTATGGTAAAAAATAATCGGTAAGGCAGGTGTTATAAATGCCTTTTCCTGAAAATATAATTCCTGATACGTATCCAACAAGTGTATCAAGTGAATTTACTATTGTTTCCAATGCTTCAAATTTACGTTTTGGTGATAATCCTGCATATACGATTGACGATTTTGTTGCGATGTTTACACAATTTGGTCCTGATGCAAATGAGAATTATATTGTTTCTCAAACAATGCTACAACTGTATATAAACCTTGCAAGCGCCAGTATTCAAGAATCAAGGTTTCATGAGTATTGGCAGCTTTGTATGGGTTTATTTGTAGCACATTTTGCAACGCTTATTCTTGAAGGAATAAAGCAACCGGGAGGAACTTCCGCAAGCATTATTGAACTTGGCAAAGCTAAAGGTTTGCGTACTTCGAAGTCTGTTGGTCCGATAAGCACAAGTGTTGATTATAGTGCTATTGTTCAAGATTTAGATGGTTGGGCTTCTTGGAAACTTACAACTTTCGGTCAGCAATTAGCAACAATATCAAAGCTAGTTGGTAAGGGTGGAATGATGGTATGGTAAGCGTTACTGTTACTTCGCCTATTAATAATGTTGAAAAAATGCGTAAGATGGCAGAAAAATTATCTAAGTTGAATGTGTTAGTTGGCATTCCGCAAGAAAAGTCAAGTAGGCCAAAAGGAAAAATAACAAATGCTGAATTAGCTTATATTCATACACATGGTTCGCCAATTAATCACATTCCGGCAAGGCCAATTATTGAGCCAGCAATAGAAGATGAAGAGAATAAAGCTATTATTTCTATTGGTTTAAAAGAAGCAGCAAAAGCCGCACTTAACGGTGATGAGCAGACAACAATGTTGGAGTTAAATAAAGCAGGAATGTCTGCTCAAAATGCTGTTCGTGATTGGTTTACTAATTTTAAAAACAATTGGGCGCCAAATTCTCCGTTAACAATCAGGAGAAAGGGCAGCGATAGGCCATTAATTGATACTGCTGAATTAAGAAAATCAATAACATATGTAATAAGAAAGAAGGGTCAAAGATGATTGATGTTAGTGAAATTATTTATGATCCTGACTTTTGCCAGAATTTTATTGCTAAAAGAAAATCAGGCAAATGGGTAGACGGAAGGTATATTGAAGAGTTAACAGAAATTAATTTAACTGGAATTATTGTGCCAGCTAGTTCACATGAATTAAAGCAAATACCAGAAGGCGATAGAGTTACAGGCATGATGGCATTTTATGCTGTAAATGAAATTTATACTACAAATGAAACTGGAACTTCAGATATAATTGTTTGGAAATCAAAAAGTTATAGAATAATGAATGTAACCCCTTATTCCGATTATGGATACTTTTTAGCTTTAGGCGTTTATATGGAGAGTGTGTAAACCATGGCTGATATTATTCTTACTTTAAAGCAAATAGAAAATATTTTTCAAAGTCTTACTTGCAGCTTGACTGGTCTCAATAATGATTCAGGGGTAAGACTGTCATGGCCAACTAAAGGTTCGCCAGGATGGAGTGTGAACGAAGATGTTGTTTTTATTCAGGTTGTGTTTGGTTCAGATTCGTATACACAACAAAGAGAAACAGAATATCAGGATGATATAGCTAATGATGTTAAGAAGGTTATTGCATCTTATACCAGAGTTCACAATATAAAGTGGACTATTTACGGTCCTAATAGTTATGAACATGGCGAATCAATTAAGAATGGAATTTATTTGCCAACTACAAGAGGTATTTTGAGACATAATAATTTAAGTTTGATTCTTAATGTTGGTGATGTTAAAAGGTTTCCTGAATTGTTTAACGGACAATGGTGGGAAAGGGTTGATTTTGAGGCTAGTTTTAACGAAAAAGTGGTACGATATTCAACTATACCATATTTAGTTGGTGTAAATATACAAGTTAAAAAGGGGTGATATAAATTGGCAACTTTGCCTTTAAGTGATATTGTTAATGTATCTGTGGTAGTATCCCCGATAGCAGCAACCAGGTCTAATTTTAATTTAGGGCTTATTATTGGTACTAGCACTGTAATTAGTGCTAGTGATAGAATAAAGCTTTATACAAAAGTTGATGATATGGTTATTGATGGATTTACAATTAATAGCTCGGAGTATAAAGCAGCAACTCTTTATTTTTCTCAGGTTCCTAAGCCACAGAAGGTTGCTATAGGTCGTTGGGATACAACTGGAGCTGAAACAGCCGTACAAGCTGTAACGCTTTGTAGAGCTAAAAATACAGATTGGTATTCATGTATGATATGCGGGGCTGTTAAAGCTGATATTATAGCTGTTTCAGAGTATATTGAGGCGGCATTGCCAAGTAGCACTTATTTTTATACTACTTCGGATGCCGATGTAATACCAAAAACTGCTGGAAATATTATGGCAACTTTAAAAGCAAGTAACTACATGCGAACTATCGGTCAATATAGCACTTATGCAGATGCGGTTGCTTCGATTATGGGGTATGCAATGGGGGCAAATAGTTCTACAGCTAATAGCTCATATACGCTGGCGTATAAAAAAGAAGTAGGAGTAACGTCAGAAGTTTTATCGTTAACTGATCTTACTGCTATAAAAAGCCAAAATGGGAATGCTTATGTTAATCGTGGTAATACATACGATATCTTTGAGCAAGGTATTATGGCCAATGGCCAACATTTTGATGGATCTTTTGGTTGGTGTTAGGAAAGTTCCGCAAACTGAAGGCGGAGTAACTTTACTTATAAATGCTATTACGGGTCCGTGTAACGATTCTAAAAATAAAGGATTTATTGCTCCTGGTATTTGGAAAGCTGCTCCTGTCTTGACTTTGGAAACAGGAGACACATTATCACAAGGCTATTTAATTTTGTCTGAAACAATTGATAGTCAAAGCGAAGCTGATAGGTCAGCTAGAATTGCCCCGCCAATCTATGTTTGTGTTAAATTGGCTGGCGCCATTGAATTTGTTTTAATTGAAGTCTTAGTAAACAGATAAGGAGGTGTATGTTAAATGCCTTATAGTGTATATAGTTTTGCAGATGTGTCCATGACTATTTCCCATCCTTCGGTTGGCCAATATATTTCTGAAAGTGGCGAAGGTCTTGGTTCAATAGCAGTAAGTAGGGCAACAGATAATACTGTGCATGATTTATCAGCTGACGGAGCTGTTATGGTAAGCAAAATAAAAGGTAGAAACGGAACAATAGCTATAACCATACAGCAAATATCAAACTTAAATAAGTGGTTGTTAAAATGGTTTAACTATCTTGAAACGGCTGCTACTGACCAATGGGCTGATACTAAAGTAGTGATTCGGTCTCCAGTTATGCAAGATTTAATTACCGCACTTGGAGTATCGCCTCAAAAACCAGCTGAAAAACCATACCAAGCGCAAGGTCAAAATATATCCTGGGCCTTGATGGCTGCTGATATTCAACAAGACTAGGAGGTGGTATAATAAATGACTATAGCTGGTGAAACTGTAAATGTGCAGTTTTTAAACAAAGGTTCTATAATAAGTGAGCAAAATCCTCTTCCTGTGCGGAATTGTTTTCAAACTCCAGGAGGGCTTTGGGTTTATCAGAAATATGCTGATACCGGGGAGGTGCTTATGCAACTAACTGGTAGTACACTTCAGGAAGAAAAAACGCAGGCAAATGCTGTTACAGGTGTAGTAACATTTTCTGCAAATATTTCAACTATTGAAATTTTAAATACAGATACAGTTAATACAGGTGTTTTTACTGTTAACGGAATACCTATTACAGTACCTCCTACTGGTATATGGAAAGATGGAGTTGGTGGAACCCCAGGTGCAACAGTCACCGTTGCTGGTTCAACCGCTTACATCTTACATAGATTTTCGTAGGAGGTGGTAGATAATGGGATATAAGCAAATAGGAATAGCAACCAAAACAATAGACAGTAGTAAATTAACTACCGCATCCGTCACACCAGATAAAACAGATTTCATCAAAGAAGTTAAAAATTTATTTGACCATACGGATGCAAAAGTACTTAACCACAGAATTTTAGTAGAAACAGGTGGCACAGACGGTACAGTCTATAGCGACACACGTATGACCACAGGTTATATCCCTGTCAGACCAGGAGATAACTTAATATGTTCATATTTGAGCACCTCCGGGGTAGTAAGTACAGTTGTTTATTATATCGTAGCAGTTTACGACAAGAATCAAAAACGAATAGTTTTTACGACGGTAACCAGTTCAACCTATATTGTACCTGCGAATGCTGAATATGTGCGTTTCTCCTTTAATACTTCTTATTACGCGAGAAAAGCATATGTTCAAGTGGCTGTCGGAAC